TCCGAGGCGCGTCGGATTGCCCGGGTGATGGTGCCTGCGCCAATGCCCCCAACCCGGTGGAAGGCATCTTCGGCCATGTTGCGGTCCGAAAAGATCGCACGCGCCGCCACTGCGAACGCCGTCACGGGGTAATGCCTGCGCCGTTCAGGCGCACGCGCCCGATCGTATCCGCCGCAAGCTGCGCCCGTGTCGCAATCCCGATGAGGATGTTGGTGGCCGCGACGTTGGTGCAGGCCGTGCCGGTCCAGTAGATCAGCGCGCCCGCCGTCCAGGCCTGGGCGGTGGTCTTCGGCAGATCATAGACGCCGGTGAGATTGATCGGGCCGTCGGTGCCGCTGGCGATATCGTTCGCAGCCACACCGAAGATGCGGCCCACCTGGACACCCGCGCCGGAAGCGATGTTCGCACCGGCGATGATGTTGATCGTATCGCCTTCCTGGATGTAGTTCTTCGCCATGTCGTGGCTCCTTGAGGATGGGGTTGGTGCCCGGTCGCCCTCTGGGGCAGGACGACCGGGCGCGGATCAGACGCGCGCCAGCGCGCCGATCAGATGCCTGCGTTGCGCAGCATGCCCCGCCAGTCGATCGCCTTGGTCGCGAAGTCGTGCCGGGCCTTGATCTCGATGCCGTCGACCTCGAACCCGGTCCGGGTCTCGGTGTAGGGTCCGGTATTGCCCTCGAGATAGCCGTATTCCACCGTGTCGATCCGGGAGGGATCGGCGACGAGGAACCACGGGTCTGCACCCGCCGCCGGGATCAGGCGCGGCTCCTCGATGGGTTCCAGCCGCCCGGCGAAGGCGTTGACGCCTGCGACGGCCATCGGCGTCGTGGCGGTCACGTTCTTGCGCGCTTCGACCGACCGGGTGCCGGGCGGCGTGAGGATGTAGCGCGGCTGGATCGAGATTTGCCGCCCCTCGAGGCCGCGCTGGTTTCCGAAGAGCCGGTAGGCCTCGGCGAGGGTGGTTTCGGTGATGGCGCCTGCCGTGCCGAGGTTGCCATGGCTGGCGTTGAACAGCGCCACGCCGTCCCCCATCAGCGGGTTGCCGGACAGGATCGAATAGACGAGGTCGGACTCGAGGTCCGCCGCCGAGGCGCCGAAGGCCATCGGCACCCGGGTGAAGGCGTCGAGATCGTCGTTGATCAGCGTCTGGCGGGTGATGCCGACGATCCGCCCGTAGGTCAGGAGCGAATAGACCTCGCGCCCTTCGCCGATGGTGCCGTAGGTGAACTCGCCGCTTTCCGGCACGCGCTGCAGATCGGGCGCGCCGCCGAGCTGGGTGCGCTGGACCTGCTTGAAGTCGGTGATCGTCGCCTGGCGCGCCCAGGCGGTGAAGGTGCGCGGTGTGGACTCGTAGGCCGAGCGCAGGGTCTTGTTCGCGACGTTGGCCAGCAGGAAGGGAAAGTCGGCGGTGGCATGATAGCCGACCGAAGCCCGGCCCATCAGCGCCTCGGTCGCCAGTTCCATCTTCGACATGCCGCGGGTGTTGACCCCCCGCCGCTCGACCGCGATCCGCGCCATCTCCATCAGGGTCAGGCCCCGGAATTCGCGGGCATCGGTGGAGAGCGGCGTGCGCCCCGGCTCATGGCGATGGAGCAGCGCCTCGGTCACGGCATCGCGGAAGCCGAGATCGGTGGACGAGGGCCCGCCAACGCGCGCCGGGGTGATCTCCGCCCCGCGCGTGGTCGGGTTCTGCGCGACCAGCCGGTCGAGGATCGCCGAGCGCGCCGCATCCAGCGCCACGCCCCGCGCGATCAGGTCCGCGCCGAACTCGAGGCCGAGGCCGTGCCGCTGGCAGAGCGTGGTGATCTCGGCAGCGCGCTGGCGCTCCTCGGCGCGGATCGTGTCGGCGGAGGGCGCCGGTGGTGCTGGGGCAGCGGGTGCCGGGGACGGGGGAAGCGAACGGGTCGCGTCGGGTTCGCTGCCGGGAAGCAAGGTATCATTTGGCATCGCTGCCTCCTTCTGATGGGCCGCATCGGCTGCGGGGGTGTCGTTTCGGGTGAGTGTGCAGGGTGCCAGCGCGGCACCGGCGGGATTGGGTCCGGCCCCGGCGGTACGGATATGCGCGCCGGGATCGGCGGGCATGGCGACGGCGGAAACCTCCATTGGCTCCCAGTCGACGGCGCGCCAGAGTTCCCGCTGGCCCTCGCGCTTGGTGATTTCGTAGCGGTGGACCCGGTAGCCGACCGAGACGTGCCGGACGGTCTTTTCAAGAATGCGATGGACGGTGTCGGCGGCATCGGGGGCGGAGGTCAGCCGGATCGTCGCCACGCCCTGGCCGCCTTCGATCCGGACCGATCCGGGCTCGACCGCACCGAGGACTGAGCGCAGGCTCCAGCCGTCATGCGAGTCCAGAAACGGCGCGCCGCCGTTCATCCGTTCCAGCCGCACTGCCTGGGGTGTGACGATCAGCTCCTCGTCGTATTCGCGGATCTCGTCCCAACCTTCCCAGCGGCGGCGCTGGACGGTGGCGCCGGTGGTCCAGACGATTTCGACGGTTCGCGCGGCGACATCAATGCTGTCAGCACGCACGGACGCGGCCCGCCCGATCACGGGCAGGAGCAGGGTATCGGGGGGCATGGGGGTTACTCCGTCGGTTTGGTGCCGGTCGTGGGTTCGGTCTCTGCTGCGGCAATCTCGGTGGGCTGGGTATTCCCGCCCTTGCTGACTTTTCGCGGATCGCTGTCGAAGATCAGGCCCAGCGCGTCTGTCGCCTCGGCATGGGCGGCCCATTCCTCGATGATCGCCGCCGGATCGTAGCCGCGCTTGGCGATCATCTGCTGTGGCGAGGCAAAACCGGCTCGGGTTTCCAGAAGGTCCGCCTGCACATCCTGCAGCGGGTTCACCATCTCGAAGCGGGGCGGCGCCCATTCGGCCGGGATCACGGCGTCCAGCGGCAGGAGCCCGGCAAGCTGGGCGGCTTCGATGAACCAGCGCCAGACGGGCATGCAGAACATCGGGATGACCGTCTGCCATTGCAGCTGTTCGACCATCCGGCGGAATTCGTTGAGGCCGACACGGCTGGACGAGAAGTTGTTCTGGCTCAGATCGCCGGTCATCAGCGCGTAGGGCACCCGGAAGCCCGAGGCCACGATGTGCATCTGCACCCGGTTCCATTCATAGACCCCGGCGGTCGAGGCGGGCTGGTTGAACTTGATGTCCTTGCCGCCGCGCGCATAGGCGATCAGCCCCGGTTCGAACTGCTCGACCTTGTTGCCCTGTGAATCCTGCACCACCGGTGCCACCGATGCCTGTGTCTCGTCATCGCCGAAGACGATCCCGACAAGACAGGCCTCGGTCTTCTTGCGGACCAGTTCCGCCTGTTGCCAATCTCCCAGATCGCGCAGCGCCAGCATGGCGGGGGCACCCCAGGGCACGCCCCGGCTTTGCACCCGCTGGCGTTCGAAGAGATGCGCGACGCGGGTCGCATCGATCCGCTCCGACTCGAAACGCCGCCGGATGGCGCGGTTTGTGCCACCCGGATGCTGCGGGAACATCCAGAAGGCGGTGCGCCGCCCGCCGGCATCGAACTCGATGCCTTGGTCCGTGTAACCGCCGCCCGCGATGTCCTGCACCCGGCCCGTGTCGAGGTGGTCGATCTCGCGCAGCTGGATTTGCAGCGGGACGGTCCTGCCCGGACCGCGCGGCGTGGCGATCTTGAGGGCGAGGATGTCCCCGGCCTCGACCATTTCCCGCACCGCAAGGTTCAGAAGCCCGTGGAAATCGGTGTGGCCATAGTAGTCGCAGCTTGCCGCGAACCCCCGCCACAGCGCATCCACCCGCTTGTTCAGCGCCTTGTTGCCGCTCGCCGCCCGGGGCCGGATGCCGGGGCCCACGATATTGTTCACCAGCACCTGCACCGCCTGGGCGGCCAGCGCGTTGTTGCGCACCAGATCGCGCGACCGGTCGCGCAGCACCGGCCCGGCCGCCGCGATTTCGGCATCTGCCGAGGCATTGCTGCCGCGCCAGCCTTCGGTGACCCGGGTCTTGCCGCCTGCCTCGTATCCCCGGCGCAGATTGGCAATCGCCACCTTCGCCGCATAGCGGGAGGCTGCCCGGCGTGGGGCAAGGATCGCAAGGCCCGCGTCCAACACACCCCAAGGGACGCCATCCGGCTCGTTTCGATTGGTCGCCATCATCCCCTCCGGAACGTCGCAAAGCGCCCGACCGGCGCGGGCTGTCCGGCGCTGGCGGCCAGTTCCGCCGCGACAATCCGGATGCGGCGCAGCAGATCGTCCCCCGTCGGATAAGTGACCTCCTTGCCGTCCGAGAAGCGCACCCGCAGCGTCCCGCTGGCATAGGCCGATTTCAGGGCGTCGAGATCGGCTTGCGTCCAGGCCATGTCAGAACCATTTCTTTCTGCTGCCCAGCCACGGAGTGGCGGGCCGTTGCGGGACTGTCGGGGGAGTAGCCCGGTTTGGCTGCCCCGCCGGGAGCACGTCCTTGGGGCCGGTGTCGGAAGCGAGCTGGTTTTCCAACCCCTGCCAGCGGTGCTCGTCCCAGCGGTCGATGCCCATCAGCCAGGCAGCCGCCCGGGCATAGACCCGGCAATCCAGCGCCTCGTTCCGCTCGCGCGTCTGCTGCCATTCCAGCCGCTGGAAGCCAGCCCTTGTCTTGCTGCTGACCAATTGCTCGGCGGTCGCCTGCTTCATCCATTCGGCGGTGGTGCCGCGCGGGATATGGACGAAGCCCGCGGGCCAGTCGCTGCCCGCCGCCAGGTCCTCCTCGGTCGGGGCCGAGAGGCGCAGGAAACGATACCATTCCGCCTTGAACACGGCCCCGGCAACTTTCCACAACTGGACGCCCCGGCGCAGCTTGCGGCCGCCCTCGGTCACCTCGACGTAGGTCGGCCCGTCGACCGGCATCGACCGGTCGAACCCGCCCACACCCTTGACTGCGATCACCTGCTGGCGCCCGGATTTGCGGACCCAGGCATAGACGGCATCCGTCGTTACCCCGTCGCCAGTGTCGATGGCCAGCCGCGCGAGGCCCATCCGCCCGCCACCGGCGCAGCCCCAGGTCGCCCCGAGGAACTCGCTGAGATCGGCCCAGACTTCCGGCCGGGCCGTGTCGCCTTCGAGCACGACATGATCCACCAGCCAGGAGCGCAGGTTCCGACCCCAGCCCCAGACATCGATCTCGATCCGGTCGCGCTGCACGTCGGCCCCGGCGGTCAAGACCAGTGCGCCCGGCTGGACTTGTCCAAGCTGCCATGTTTCCCGCCGCTCGTAGAGCCGCTGCCAATCCGGTGCCTCGCCTTTCTCGGCCCATGTCTCGCCGAGAATGGTGTTCTTCAGCGTCTTCATCGAGGCGTCGTTGCCCTGCGCCCCTTCCCAGCTGCGCGCGATCTCCTCCCAGGAGAGCCATCCGAGCGGGGAATAGAGGCCGGAGATATGGAAGCCGATAACGCCACCCGCCCTTGCGGCGGCGATGACCTCGGGCGCTGCTGTCGGCCGCCATTCCGCGCCGTTCGCCTCATCCATCATTGCGGTCTTGTGCCGCTCGGCGATCGGCTCCTCGCAATGCTCGCAGACATAGCGGGCGGTGTCGGGTCTCCCCGCTGCCCAGCGCAGGCGCTCGAACTGCAGCCATTGCAGCCCGCCGCAATGCGGGCAGGGGACGTGGTAGCGCTGCTGGTCGGACAATTCATACTCCCGCTCGATGCGGCTCAGGCCCTTGATCGTCGGGGTCGAGGCCAGGAAGGTCTTGCTGCGGTGGCCGAAGGACAGGGTGCGGGCATCCGCCAGGGCGATGGGATCGCCCTCGCCATCGACATCGCCCGGATAGGCGTCGACCTCGTCCAGAAACACCCAGCGCGCGGGCATGGACCGCAGGCCCACGGCGGCATTGGCTCCGGTCAGCAGCAACTGCCCGCCCGGAAAGCGCTTGCCCAGAATGGTGTTGCCAGAGTCGCGCGACCGCGAAGCCATCACCAGCGCCCGGAGATCCGGGCTTTCCTCGATCAGCGGGTCGATCCGCTGCTGCGACAGGCGCTTGGCCAGTTCCACGGTGGGCTGCACGGCCAGGAACGGCCCCGGCGCGCGGTGGATGCAGAAGCCGATCCAGTTGTTCCCGGCCTCGGTCGCGCCGACCTGCGCTGCCTTCATGAACACCACCCGTTGCACCGGGTTGCGCGGCGACAGGGCATCCATGATCCCGCGCATGTATGGCGTGCGCGACGTCCGGTAGGGCCCAGCCTCGGAGGCCGATCGCGACGACAACACCCGGTGCCGGTCGGCCCATTGCGAGACTGTCAGCGCCGGATCAGGGGCCAATCCCGCGAGCCAGGCGTGGCGGATATCGTCGGCGCCCTCGAAGGCCTCAGCGGAATTCAAGCTTCACCTCCGCCATTTCCGCCAGATGGGCGCGCAGCACGCGGTCCAGCACCAGTTCCATCCGATGCGCCTCCACGCCCAGTTCCGCGGCCATGTTCGCCGCGACCCGCGGCGGCAGGTTCAGCCAGCTGTCGCGTTCCCGACGGGCCAGATCGAACACGGCCGCCACTGCACGATTGCGGTCGACCAGATCGCCCTTCATCTTCTGCAGCCGCACCTTGGCGGTCTGGGCCTTGATTACCTCGTTCGCCATGCGGGCGCGCAGGAAGGAGACCTGACCGCCTTCGGCGTCGCCCGGCTCCGCGCCATCCCCCGGGGCCCCGGCTTCCGACAGGGTCTCGTTGACCGCCGTGATTGCCGCCCGCGGGACCGGCTTCATGCCGATCGCCGCCTTTGCCGCCGCCGTGCTGCGCGCCGTATCGGCTCCAAGCTGGCGCGCGTGCACCCCGCGCTGCTTGGCCGGATCGGTCGCCGCGTCCCATTGCCGGTCGGCCTTCGCGGGATTGATCGTGCCGTCCGCCTCGGCGGTGATCCGCCCGGTCGCCAGGGCCTTCGCGACCGCCGTGTGGCTGACCCCGCGATGGGCGGCGTACTGGCGGTTCGAGAGCCCCATTTCCGTCTTTTACCCCACGTATTCAGTGTCTTCGCAGTTGCTCTTTACGGTCGTCTCCCCAGTGTCAGGTGCATCCGCAGCCCTTGAAAGGAGCGCATCCATGACCGCCCACCGCACCACGTCCATGACCGGCTTCGAGGCCAATTGCCTCGCCAAAGCCGACCATTTCGTCGCCGTCCGGGGCCGCACGCCCCGCGACCGCAGCCGCGAAACCTTCGCCACCCTCGCGGCGGCTGAGGCCTTCGCCGCCACCTTCGGCGACAGCCGCACGATGATCTACGCGGTCACCGCCGAAGGCCGCTCCGCCCACATCAAAAACGCTTGAAGGAGGCCCCGATGTTCACCAACCTCTCCGCCGTCCAGATCAACCGCCTCGCCCAGCGCCTGAGCGAGGCGCCCTTGGGCCGCAGCGCCAGCGTGGCGGCGGCCGCCGAACGGTTCGAACGGTTGCTGGTCGCAAAGATCGGTGCCGATCGCGCGCCGAAGGCCATCAAGTCGATCCTGACCGCTCCGGGCTTCGAGACCGCCGAGGGGCGGCTGTTCGCCGAGATCGACGCCTGCGAGCCCGACGCCCCGGCACAATCGGCGTCGTGGCCGGTTACGCCGGAACCGGCCCCGATCGCTGAACCGCAGTCTGCCGTCGCCGCCGAGCCGATTTTCCAAGCCATCCCTGCCGCACCCAGCGCCCCGCGCCGCCGTCGGGATTCCGACATCGAAGCCAAAGCCCGGCAGGGCGAACTGCCGCCGCCGCCCGACTTCTCCGCCCCGACCCACGCCCGCTTCCGGGCTAAACTCGCCGCGCTGGTGGAGCTGGTCGGGAAGGCCGACGCCACCGGCTTGCGCGCCATCTCGATCAATCCGATTTCGTCCAGCCCCAAGGCGCTGGCCCGCTACCGCGACCTCGCGGTGCTGGCCATCGAAGCCCGGGCCAGGTTGCGAAAGGGAGTGTCCCCCGCCAGAGGTCTGGCGGGGGACTTGATCACCGTGTCATAAGCTTAGCCAGAGCAGCCCGCGTTCTGCATGCATGCGGAATATGAAAGCAGAGCACCCTGGCGGCACGCCGCCGGATCGAAAGACAACGGGCAGATCGTATTGACCGTTTGGTGGTAGGCGTTCTGGCAGCGGGCAGAGGCTTCAATAGTGCATGCAGTTGCAGTGCTCGCCCATGCGAACGTGGCGACGCTGAGAGCTGTTGCCACCGACTTGATCAGTTGATTCATTCCTTCCTCCAGAATTGTGCAGCCCCGCACCCGATTGTGCAGGGCCGCTTTTTATCAGCTGTAGGCTTCGCAGCGGCGGTAGGGCGCAGCAATGAGAACCGGGCTGTGATAGAAGCGGATATCAAGCAGGTTCGGATCGCCCGTGCACTTGCGTGCCATCGCAACACACGAGTCGTAGTTGTTGTGCGTCACGATGTTCCACATCTGCCCACCATAGTAGGCGGTGCAGGTGGTGAACTCGCCAGCCTGGGCCAGCAGAACTTCATTGTTGGAAGCAGCAGAACCGGCCATCGAACCGGTCGGAGCGGCCGCACCTGCGAGCAGTGCGGCAACCGCGATATTCGTCATCTTCATGATAGTCTCCGTGTTGCGTTGCTTGTCTTCTGCCCGGCGAACTCCGCGCCGAGTCTCATTTTTTCTGCCACACGATGCAAAGCTAAGATAATGATATTAATAGAAAAAAATGAACATCTTTGCGCCACGACGAGCAGCTTCGTGCTCAGCGGACTGAGACTGAGCAGCGTGCAACAAAGCGGAGTTCTGCTGATAAGGTTGGCACTTTGCAAACAAAGTTGCGCAGCTCTGCGCAAGAATGTTCACAAGCTCGGGCTACGCAGTATTGTGAGGCGCAACCACAACTACCACGGCGAGCCATGTTTGACCGAATCAGCGTTGAAGACCTCCGAGAGCTCGCAAGGCTGATGCGTTCGGGTCTTGGAGGCGATCAACCGCTTTCAAGAGCAACTGAATTTGATGGGCAACCAGGAGTTTCGCGGGGAAAACTACAACGCTTTTTGAAAGAGGAGTTTCCAAAGGAACTAAGGTTTCGTGACTTGGATCTCTTGTACAAGGCCGTCGAGAAGTGGACCCGCGAGAAGGGCAATGCGGTTCGAACTACTCATCAGGAAACCGTTTCTCGCTTATTCTCAAAACCCGCCGCAATTGTCAGGCTGGCCGATATCGTAGGTCTCAATGACCTTGAGCAACGAGAATTCGCGGATAGCTTTGAGGGAAATTTTCTGTTCATCCGCAGATCGAAATCTGGTTCTTACTTTCTTGCGACAGTGAGTGTTCGAGATACTTTTCTGAGTTTGGGTTTGCCAACCTTTGAGCTGCGGAGGCGGACCTCAAGTGGGCTCAGTGAACTTCGGGTTGGCGGCGTATGTTTTGAGAAGAATAAGAAGGTATTCCTGATCGGTCGCTCCGAAAGCGAAGGTGAAATAGTTTCTACAAACATCCTTTCACAGGATAGATATAACGTGTTTCACGGCCTTACGTCTGGATTTGAATCTGCAGCGAATCCTTTCTCTAGGCTCAGACCTCATTAATCCGCTTGTTTTCGGCCGGGTCCACTGATTCACTTGTGACATCAGGGAGGTGTCGCATGAGTGATTTGTTCTGGCTGACC